TCTATTGTTGTGGTGATGACCCGGTGGAGTCAAAGGGACTTGACGGGTCAGGTATTGCGTGCATCCGCTGCGCGTAGTGGTGAGGAGTGGGAGGTGATTGAGTTCCCGGCCATCTTGCCGTCGGGCAATCCGCTGTGGCCGCAGTTCTGGTCACTGGAAGAACTTGAAGCGTTGAGGACTGAGTTGCCGAACTCCAAGTGGCAGGCGCAGTACCAGCAGAACCCGGTGGGTAACGAGTCAGCTATTGTAAAGCGAGACTGGTGGAAGTGGTGGGAGAAAGACCAGCCGCCCCAGTGCGAGTACATCCTCCAGACATGGGATACGGCGTTTGAGAAGAACAACCGGGCCGACTACTCTGCGGGGACGACGTGGGGGATTTTTAGCCTCGACGAGGACAAGCGGGACAAGAATATCATCTTGCTCAACACGTACAAGAAGCGAGTTGAATACCCCGACCTTAAACGTGACGTACTAGCAGAGTACCGGGAGTTTGAGCCGGACGGGGTGCTCATCGAGAAGAAGGCGTCGGGGGCACCACTAATATATGACCTGCGGGCGATGGGTATACCTGTGCAGGACTACACGCCGGGTAAAGGCCAAGACAAGATTGCTCGTCTCAACGCAGTATCAGACATAATCGCCTCGGGAAAAGTATGGGTGCCACAAACACGGTGGGCAGAAGAGTTGGTCGATGAGATTGCGGAGTTCCCGTCTGGGCAGCACGACGACTTGGTTGACGCGACAACGCTGGCGCTTATGAGGTTCAGGCAAGGTGGGTTTCTCCGACTGCCCAGTGACGAGCCGGAAGAAATTCAGTATTTCAGACGCCGCAACGAGCGGTTCTATACGGTCTAAAGCAAAGGAAAGAATATGGCTACGAGTTCAATGGACAAATCCCTGTATCAAGCACCTGTGGGGCTAGCAGAAATGATGGACGCACCGGACATCGAGATTGAAATTGAAGACCCGGAGTCCATGAGTATTGATATGGGGGACGTAGAGATTGACCTCAAACCCCAGAAACCCACCGCCGAGGACTTTGATGCGAACCTAGCCGAGTTCATGGATGACTCGGAGCTTGGTGCTCTGGGTAACGACTTGGTTGATGACTTCGTCAAAGACAACATGGACCGTAAGGACTGGATAAAGACCTACATCGACGGGCTGAAGCTACTGGGTCTGAACTACGAAGAGCGCACAGAACCGTGGCAGGGTGCATGTGGCGTGTTCCACCCGATGCTGACCGAGGCAGTTGTGAGGTTCCAGTCCGAGGCGATGATGGAGACCTTCCCAGCAATGGGGCCTGTGAAGACGCAGATTGTGGGTGAGACCGACCTGTTAAAGGAAGAGTCTGCTGCCCGTGTCCGTGAGGACATGAACTACCAGCTTACCGAGGTGATGTCCGAGTACCGCCCGGAGCACGAGAAGATGTTGTGGTCACTGCCACTGGCAGGTTCTGCGTTCAAGAAGGTCTACTACGACCCGAGCAAAGGTCGTCAGATGGCGATGTTCATCACCGCCGAGGACATCGTAGTGCCGTATGGGGCCAGTAGCTTGGAGACTGCCGAGCGGGTCACGCACGTCATGCGTAAGACCAAGAACGAAGTATTGAAGCTGCAAGAGGCTGGGTTCTACAGCGACGTGGACCTCGGTGAGCCGTCGATGGAGTTGGATGACATCGAGAAGCAGAAGGCTGAAGAACAGGGCATGACTGCCTTGCAGGACGACAGGTTCCGTATCCTTGAGATGCACGTTGACTTGGACCTCCCCGGCTACGAGCACAAGAACAAGAAGGGTGTGCCCACGGGCATCGCGCTGCCGTACGTGGTGACGCTGGAGAAGTCCACCCGTCAGATTCTGGCTATCCGTCGTAATTGGTACGAGGATGACGCGCTCCACATCAAACGCCAGCACTTTGTGCACTACCAGTACATCCCCGGCTTTGGCTTCTATGGGTACGGTCTTATCCACTTGATTGGTGGCTACGCTCGTAGCGCCACGATGCTCATCCGTCAGTTGGTGGATGCTGGTACGTTGTCGAATCTGCCCGGTGGTCTGAAGTCCCGTGGTCTGCGTATCAAGGGTGATGACACTCCCATCCAGCCGGGTGAGTTCCGTGACGTGGATGTACCGAGCGGCTCTATTCGGGACAACATCCTGCCCCTGCCATACAAGGAGCCGAGCCAAGTTCTGTTCGCGCTGTTCCAGAACATTGTCCAAGAGGGTCGGGCGTTTGCATCCAGCGGAGATATGAACGTCAGCGACATGAGCACCAACGCTCCGGTGGGCACAACTCTGGCTTTGCTGGAGCGCACTCTGAAGGTGATGACGGCTGTTCAGGCCCGCATCCACTACTCCATGAAGCAGGAGTTCAAGCTCCTCAAGGTCATCATCGCCGACTACACACCGGATGAGTATGAGTACGACCCGGTTGATGCTAACCGCCGTGCGAAGAAAGAAGACTACGATGCCGTGGATGTCATCCCGGTCAGTGACCCTAACGCAGCAACGATGGCGCAGAAGATTGTGCAGTACCAAGCGGTATTGCAGCTTGCACAGTCAGCCCCACAACTCTACAACTTACCCCTTCTGCACCGCCAGATGATTGAGGTCTTGGGCATCAAGAACGCCGAGAAGCTCGTGCCGGTGGATGAAGACGCGTTGCCGACAGACCCCATACAGGAGAACCAGAATATCTTGATGAATAAGCCGGTCAAGGCGTTTATAGAGCAGAACCACCAAGCGCATATACAAGTGCATATGTCTGCGATACAGAACCCCAAGATTCAGCAGATGCTCCAGATGAATCCAGCAGCCCAAGCCATCATGGCCTCAGCTATGGCGCACATCAACGAGCACGTTGCGTTCGAGTACCGCAAACAAGTTGAGATGTCGATGGGCATGGCCCTGCCGTCTGAAGAGCAGAACAAGCAGGTCTCGCCTGAGTTGGCTGACCAGATTGCGATGTTGGCTGCAAAGGCGTCCCAACAGCTACTCCAGCAGGCGCAGCAAGAAAGCCAGCAACAGCAGGCTCAGCAGAAGATGCAAGACCCGGTGGTCCAGATGCAGATGCAAGAACTCCAGCTACGTCAGCAGGACTTAGAGCTTAAAAAGCAAAAGCAAGCGACAGACGCTGCGGCCAAAGCCGACCAGATCGAGATTGAGAAGTCACGGATTGCTGCCCAGAAGGAAATTGCAGCTATGCAGGTAGGCGCTACCGCAGCCGCTGCACGGGACAAAGCCCAGAAGCAGCAAGAGACCGACGGTATTCGCATGGGCATCGACATCGCCAAGAGTAGAGCCCAGATAGCAGTGCAGAACGCCCAGCGCATGTCGCAGCGTGGCCAACAGCAACAAAAACCGCCTAAGAAAGGGTAAACATGGACAACGACCGGGTACTTAACTACCTTGCGAATGAGATTGAGAAATTACGTACCGACCAAGCTTCGTTTTTAGCTATGGGTCGAGCAAACGATTTTGCCGAGTATCGGCATGTCTGTGGAGTCATCCGGGGTCTGACTCATGCAGAAACTATCGTTAGAGACCTCGTGCAAAGACTGGAGAAAACTGATGACTGAATTTGATGTCGCCGCTGTGGACTTGTCTGGCATTCTCAATACGAGTGCAGAAGACAAGGCCAAGCAGTTGCCTGACCCTAAGACCTTCCAGCTACTGTGCGTTGTCCCAGAAGCTATGGAGGAGTATGCGGACAGTGAAGTTGGGCTGCTTAAGGACAGCAAGACCATGCACTACGAAGAAGTACTGACCCCAGTATTGTTTGTAGTCAAGATGGGCCCCGACGCATTTCAAGACAAAACTCGATTCCCTAGTGGGCCCTCGTGCGCATTGGGTGACTTCGTTATTGTCCGACCCAATTCAGGCACCCGCTTGAAGATTCACGGGCGTGAGTTTCGGCTCATTGCAGATACCTCAGTTGAGGCAACAGTCGAAGACCCGCGTGGAATTTCCCGCGCTGCATAAGGAGTAATGTATGGCTGAATATGATGATTTTGACTTCCCTGATGAAGCAGAGGCTAAAGCCGCTGCTAAGGCGGAAGAGAAGTTTGAAGTAGTAATAGAAGACGATACCCCGGTACAAGACCGTGGGCGTAAACCGATGAAAGAGCCGGTTGAAGACCCCACTGAAGATGAGTTGTCTTCCTACGATGAGAAGGTCCAAGCGCGTATTAAGAAGTTCACCCGTGGGTACCACGATGAGCGCCGCGCCAAGGACGAAGCTATCCGCGAACGTGAAGCTGCCGAGACCTTTGCTAAACAAGTGTTTGAGGAAAACAAACGCCTCCAACAACAGCTATCTACTGGTAGTAAGGCTTACATCCAGCAGTCCCAGTCAAACGCAGAAAATGAACTTGCTTCAGCTAAGAAGAAGTACAAGGAAGCATACGAGGCTGGGGATGTAGATACGTTGACTGAGGCGCAAGCTGAAATTGCCGCAGCTACCCTTAATATTGACAAGACGCGCAATATGCGCCCTGTTGAGGTTGAGGAAAAGGAATATACCCCTGCGCAAAATGCTGCACCGCAGCAACAGAAACTTACCCCCCGCGCTCAGAAATGGGCCGACGCTAACGAGGATTGGTGGGGTAAGAACGAAGAAATGACAATGACCGCTATGGGCGTTGACAGAAGGTTGCAAAAGGAGTATGGTGCGGACTACGTGGGTACTGAAGAGTACTTCCGCACCATCGACAAAACGATGCGCAAGAGATACCCTGAGCAGTTTGAAGACGCTCAGAGCGAAGAACCGGACGAGGAAGTTACTCCCCGCCGTGCAACTAGAGCTACTGTTGTGGCACCCGCCGCGCGTAGCACATCGCCTAACCGTATTCGGTTAAAGACATCTGAAGTCGCCACTGCGCGTCGTCTTGGGGTGCCTTTGGAAGAATATGCTCGTCAGGTTGCTTTACTTAAAAGAGGTTAAAAATGGCTGAAGTTAAACAAAATCGTTTAGACCGTGAATTGGATACCCGCTCTGACTGGGCCCGCCCTGATAAATGGCGTGCCCCAGAAACGCTTCCACAACCTAACCCCCGCCCCGGCTGGAGTCACAGGTACATTCGCGTCAGCTTTTTGGGTCAACCCGACCCATCTAACATCTCTGGAAAGTTACGCGAAGGTTATGAACCCGTGAAAGCGGATGAATATCCCGAGCTTATGGTGCACGCCGTTGTCGATGGCCGCTTCAAAGGCAATATCGAAATTGGTGGGTTGGTGTTATGCCGTATTCCGGCTGAGTTCATGGCACAACGGGATAAACATTATTCCGACTTAAACAAGTCTCAGATTGAATCGGTGGACAACAACTATCTTCGTAACAGTGACCCAAAAATGCCTATGTTCGCAGAACGCAAATCTAGGGTCACATTTGGTCCAGGTTCTTAATTTTTATAGGAGTCTTTATGGCTTATCCGGTGATTGATGCCCCCTACGGGCTAAAGCCAGTCAATTTGATTGGAGGTCAGGTATTTGCGGGTGCTACTCGTGATTACCCGATCACTAACGGTTACAGCACAGCAATCTTCTACGGTGATTACGTAGGCTTGTCTCGTGGTGAAATCGTGCGCTTGTCTGTGTCTACTGGCACGGCAGGTAACCAAAGCGGTATCTTCTTGGGATGCCGCTATACCAACCCCGTCACTAAACAGTTGACCTTCTCGCAATACTGGCCCGCATCAACTGCGGCTGGTGATGCAGTGGCTATTGTTGCTGACGACCCTGACCAAGTGTTCAAGGGTGTTGTTTGCTCTGCTACTACCGCTGTTGCTTCTGGCGCTCGCGC